CCGCCTTGCCTCCGGTGGCGACCTCCCTGGTAGCTGCCTTTCGTCGGGATCGGGTCCGCTGCTTGCCCGTCACCGGAGGCACTTACACGCCATACTGAACCCATGCCACTTTTCCCCCGTTCGCACCCAGTGCAGAAAGCCGCTGCGTCCGGCTCCGGTATGAACGTCGGCGCTAAGGAGATCGGGAACTTCACGGTCTACGCAACGTCGGAGGCGCGTCGACGTGCGATGAGCATTCCTACGGTGACTCGTGCCCGTGACTTGATTTGCGGCACGATCTCCAGCCTCCAGTTGGAGGAGTACCGGTGGATGTGGAACGGCGACGACATGGAGCAGGTGTCGCAGGCTCCACGGTCATGGCTGGCCCGTCTTGACAAGGGCGTCTCGAACAACTTTTTGCTCGCGTGGTTGACCGATGACCTGCTGTTCTTCGGTCGAGGCTTTCTCTTTGTGACCGAGCGGTACGCGGACGGCTACCCGAAGAACTTCACTCGTATGCCGTCCAACATGGTGACCACGCTTGACCAGCAGGCAAACGGTGGCGTGTTCTACGGCCCGTCTAAGCAGATTGAGTTCAACGGCATGCCAGTGGACTACCGCGACGTCATTCAGTTTATTAGCCCTAACCAAGGTTTGATTTACACGACCCCCAAGGCGATTGAGACGGCGCTGAAGTTGGAGCAGGCGCGCTATCGGAACGCGCTGACCAGCATTCCGAGCGTCGTGCTCCGTCAGACTGGTGGCGAACCGCTGTCCGGTCAGGAACTGGCTGACCTTGCCGCAGCGTTTGACCAGGCACGAATCAACAACCAGACAGCCGCAGTCAACGAGTTCATCGAGGTCAAGGAGTCGTTTGCGACACCGGACAAGATGATGCTGAACGAATCGATCGAGTACAGCTCTAAGGACCTGTGCCGCTCCATTGGCGTGCCGCCCTACCTGCTCGGCATCGCCACCGGCTCGTACTCGTACACCAACTCCGAGTCCGCGCGGCAAGACCTGTACATCTTCGGCCTCAAGCCGCTCATCACGTGCATCGAGGAGACCCTGTCGTCGGACAACGTGCTGCCACACGGCACCGGCGTCAAGTTCGACATTGACGACTACCTTGAGTCAGTGACACCGTCGGCGGCGATGCCGGAGGTTGAAGAAAACACCCAGGAAAGGCTTGCCTAATGCTGAAGTTCACCGCTCCCATTACTATTGACGCAGCTGCACCGGACGGCGCACCCAAGCGCACAATCACTGGTATCGCAGTGCCCTACGGCGTGTCAGCCACCGTGACCGACGGCACCGAAGTCCGGTTTGAGAAGGGCGCACTGCCCACCGAGGGCAAGGCCCCCAAACTGTTCCTGTACCACGACGCAAGCCAGCCGGTCGGCCTGGTCACCGAGCGCGTCGACACCGAGGAGGGCATGCTGTTTTCCGCCAAGATCGCAGCGACCGCAGCTGGCGACGAAGCGCTGACCCTTGCGATGGAGGGCGTCCTCGACTCCGTCTCGGTTGGCGTCAATCCGACGAAGTACAAGTACGACAAGGACGGCGTGATGGTCATCACCGCTGCCGACTGGCTTGAGCTCAGCATGGTGCCAGTGCCGGCGTTCGCTGGTGCCGCGATCACCGACGTCGCTGCCGCCGCACAGGAAATCCACACAGAAACCCCAGACGTCGCTATCGTGACGGATGAAGCAACCCCCAAGGAGATTGAAGTGTCCGAGTCCCCCGCAGTGATTGAAGCGTCCAGCGTGAGCGCCGTGTTTGCCCAGCCGAAGGCCGCGTTCAGGCTCCCCAGCCCCGCCGAATACATGGCGTCGTTCTCCCGCGGCGGAGCCGACTTCGCGCAGCTCAACGCCAACATCCAGGCTGCTGCGCCGGACATCACCACGGCGGAGACCCCCGGCATCCTGCCGGAGATCATCACGGGCAGCGTGTACGACTCGCTGAACCCCATTAGGCCGTTCGTCAGTGCGATCGGGACTCGCGCCATGCCGGAGGCCGGTGGCACGTTCCGCCGCCCGAAGATTTCGGTGCGCCCCACGGTCACCCAGCAGCCGACCGGTCAGAACAACACGCTTGACCCGTCGCTGGTTGAGGTGTCCAACAACAACGTCAACAAGCTGACGTTCGGCACCTACGTCCGCATGTCGGAGCAGGACCTTGACTGGACCGACCCGGCGTCGCTCAACATCGTGCTCCAGCAGCTCGCCATTGCCTACGGGCAGGCCACCGACAACTATGCGGTTGACCAGATGGTTGCTGGCACCACGCAGTCGGAGACGCTGGGTGCGTACACGGCTAAGGACCTGATCGAGTGCATCTACGGTGCCGCCTACCAGATCAGCAACGTCTCAAACTACCTGCCCACGCACTACTTCGTGTCACCGCTGATCTGGGCGAAGCTCGGAATGCTGGTCGACGATCAGGACCGTCCGGTATTCCCGTTCGTCGGCGCAACCGGCCTCAACGGGCAGAACGCGCTCGGCACGTCGTCCGCAACGTCGTGGAACGGCAACCCGTTGGGCCTCGTCCTCGTCGTGGACAAGAACATGGCTGGCGGCACCGGTGCCGGTGGCCTCAACGGCGTCGTCGGCCACGCAGCCGGCCCCGCCGCAGGCTTCGAGTTCTACGAGCAGCAGAAGGGCGCCATCAGCATTGACGTGCCGTCCAAGCTGGCCCGCGAGATCGCGTTCCGCGGCTACGTCGCCACGTTCATGGCGGACGCTACCAAGTTCGTCAAGATCGTCAAGTCGTAACACGGTAGGAGGCCAGCATGGCCGCCTACACGGTCACACATAAACAGCTGACAGAGAACTACGCCGTCCTCGGGCTCCTCACTGCGACGGAGCTTGAGGTCGGTGGGTCCATCGTTGTCACCGGCGTCGACGCAACGTTCAATGGCACCTACACGGTGTATGCGTTGCCCCAGTACCTGCTGATTGGCGTCGACGACGAGGGTGACCTGCTCTACGACTACTCGGTGCTGTTGACCAACCAAGTGCTGTACGCCAAAACGGCTGCCACGGTGGAGCGGCAGGCCGCGTCGGGCACTGTGACCTATACGCCGACCTGCACGTGGGTGTCAACGCAGGAACTGACGAACTACCTGAACATCACGGTCGCATCTGCCAATGACACGACGCTGATCGGGCAGGCCCGTGAGGCTGCCAACCAGTTTTGCTGGCGCCGCAGAATGGAGGCTTCGTACGTCGACTCGTTGACGGTCGTTCCATCGGCGGACGTCAAGTTGGGCGTTCTCATGTACGGTGCAGCCCTGTACCGTGCCCGCGGCTCGTCCGGCGACACGTACGCCACGTTTGACGGCATGGGCACCCCCACCGTCGTGGCGCTGCCAGCCATGGTCAAGCAGCTGCTTGGCATTGACCGGCCTGCGATCGCCTAATGCCTGGCACCGGTCTCATAAATGAGGCGCTTGACGACCTCCAAACCACGCTGGCAACGATTACCGGTGTCCCTGCGGTCCGTGATCCGCGGAACATCACCCCTGGCTGCGTCCTCATCGGCGCCCCATCGTTTACGGCGTGGAACTACAACATTGTTGAGTTGTCCGTGCCGTGCACCATCATCTCATCGGGCCCAGGCAACCAAGACGCCCTCGACCAACTGCTATCCATCGTGGCGCTGGTCATGGCCAAGAACGTGGCAGTGATTGACGGCCGCCCAGCCTCCGTCGCGATCGGCGGCGTCGACGCGCCTGCCTACGAGTTGACGGTCAAGATGCAAGCCCAAACAGCCTGACAGCCGTAGAGTAGAAACCAAGAAGGAGACCCCCAATGCCCACCAGCACCTACCTCTCTAACCCTGTCGTCACGGTCAACAGCGTGGATCTGTCCGACCAGTGCACCGCGGCCACGTTCACGCAGCGCTACGACGCGCTCGAGGCAACCGCATTCGGTGACACGGCTCGCAAGTTTGTCAACGGTCTCGGCAACCACGAGGTGACGCTGACGTTCTACATGTCGTATGCCACGTCTGAAACGTTTGCGACGTTGGAAAACGTGGTGGGTGGCGTGTGCACGGTCATCGTCAAGCCGACCTCTGCAGCCGACGGTGCCACCAACCCAGGGTTCACCCTGACGGGCGCCTACCTAGGCGAGCTGCCGGTCATCAACGCGTCAATGGGCAACCTCAGCACCGTCGACGTCACGTTCGTCGGTGGCGTCTACACCAAAGACGTAACCCCGTAATCGTCGGCTCAGCCGACCCGACAGGAAGAGCCACATGAAATACACGCTGCGCTACAACCTTGCCGACCAAGAACCAGTAGAGGTCACCACCTCCTTGAAGGATCTGGTGGCGTGGGAACGGCGCTACAAGAACAAAGCGTCAAACCTCATGAACGGCATCGGCTTTGAGGATCTGCTGTTCCTTGCGTGGGAGGCATCCAAGAGTCAGGCGATCGTCGTGCCGGCCGTGCTGGACGACTTCATCAAGAAGGTCCAGAACCTTGACGTGATCGTCGAGGAGCCAGCAAACCCTACCGAAGCGGCACCTGGCGACGCGGCCTAGCAGAGCTGCTGGTCGCTGTCCGCTGGTGGCCGCCCGACGTGCCGTTTGATGTCGACGACCTGTTGACGGTCGGTAAGGTGCTGGAGGAACGCAACAAACGGAGAACCTAGTGCCTGCAAGCGCAACGATTGACGTGGCAAACGTCAAGAACGTATTGACGACGTTGCGGAAGGTTGAGCCGGAGCTGTCGAAGGCGTTTAGGGCGGAAGCGCAGACTTTGGCGCAGCCAGCCATTGACGCGGTACGGGCACGCTATGACAAGGTGCCGCTGTCGGGTATGGCTCGCAAATGGGACGACCGCGGTAGGCAGGTGTTCCCGTTCAACGTGGCGAAAGCCAAGCGTGGCGTGCGCCTACAGTTTGACACCAGACGTAATGCGGTCGGCGTGCTGAAGATTCAGCAACGCGATCCAGCCGCTGCAATCTTTGAGACTGCAGGCCGTCGAGATATCAACAAACTCCAGTTCTCCCTCGACGCCGAATCCAACCGAGGCTGGGCGCTGATTCAGCCTGGACGAACACGCATCATCGGACGCGAGGTTTACAAGCAGGCTCGGCGTGGCGTCACCGACAACCTAAAGCGTCTTATCCTCGACGTCAGCCGAAAGATCGAAAGCGACCTGTAATGGCAGTTGAAATCCCCATCATCTCCGAGTTTGACGGCAAGGGTGTCAAAAAGGCTATAAAAGAGTTTCAGCAGCTGGAGGGCGCTGGGGCTAAAGCCAACTTTGCGCTCAAGAAAGCCGCGATGGCGTCAAGCGTTGCGTTTGCTGGTTTGGCTGCCGGTATCAGTTTGGCGACGAAAGCTGCGATGGAAGATGCCCAGGCACAAACCCAGTTGGCAAAAGCCCTAAAGAACACGATCAATGCCACCGACGCCCAGATTGCCTCGTCGGAGCAATACATCTCGACGCTGTCCCGAGCGACCGGTGTCGCGGATGACCAGCTGCGGCCTGCGCTGGCAGCTCTCGTCCGTGGCACGAAAGACATTGACGCAGCCCAACGCACCCTCAATCTGGCAACGGACATCAGCATCGCCACAAACCGCGATCTTGTGCAGGTGTCTGAGGCGCTGGCTATGGCATACGCCGGCAACATGCGCGGCCTACGTTCTCTGTCGCCTGAGATGGCTGCTCTTATCAAGGAGGGCGCGTCGCTTGACGAGGTGATGCGCGTCCTCGCCCAAACCTTCGGTGGGGCTGCAGCGGCCAACGCTGAGACAGCGGCTGGGAAGATGCAGATCTTTCGTAACAGCATGAACGAGGCGACCGAATCGTTGGGTGCAGCGTTCCTACCGGTGCTTGAGTCAATCTTGCCGGTCATCCAACGGTTCGCCGATTGGGCTGGCAAAAACACCGACCAACTCGTCAAACTGACCTACGTCGTGGGTGGCACGACGGCTGCGATTGTTGCACTGAACTTCGCCATGAACGCCAACCCAGTCGTGGCGTTTACGACGTACACGATCGCCGCGACCGCTGCGATAGCCGGCCTCCGCGCCCAGTTTCAAAACCTCGTGTTGCCGGTGCGAGCGGCCATCGACCAGATCAGCCGGATGCTGTCTCCGTTGCTTGGCATCATTGACGCCTACAACGCTCTTGCTGGCATGGTCGGGTTGCCAAAGATCACGATTGGCAAGACCTCAACAACTTCGACGCCAGGCACGTTGGGTCCACCGGCAGCTGTGACCGGTGGCGCAAACCGGCTGGTGCCGTCGCTGCCCAGCATCCCCAGCATTAGTCCTGCCGGTGTTTCGGGTAGCCGGTCTGGTGGTCGCTCCGGCGGTATGGCACTTTCAGACGGTGGCGGCTCAGGACCGTCGTTCTCGTCGCTGGGTCTTGCCCTTGACCTGTCCAACTATCAGCCACCTGCAGACTTCCTTGCCGGGTACGACCCGTTCGCAGGTATGGGGTTCACCATCAACGTCAACGGCGGTCTCGCCACGTCCGCCGAGATCGGTAATGCCGTCGTTGACGCGATCAAGCAGTACACGAACGTGTCCGGCCCTGCCGATATCGCCATCCGCTAATGCCCACCGCAACCGTCCCCAACGCAGGCATCTTCGACCTTGAGGTTGACATCGGGTTCAGCCCGGACGCCATGCGGCTGGACTCTGCCAACAGTGGCACCCTTGACGGACCTGGCGTACTGGACGGCACGACCGCCTACGCATCCATTACGGACGGCGTCCTGTCCGTCAACATCAACCGCGGCCGCAAGGACATTGACGACCCGTTTCCGTCCGGCACCATGAGCTTCGTTCTGAACGACACTGCAGCCGACGGCCTGTTCAACCCGTTTGACGAGGACAGCCCGTACTACGACGACATCGCCGATGTTCCTGGCCTTGCCCCTGGCCGGCTGGTCAGGTTCACTAGGTATGACGCGTCCAACAACGCAGAGCTGCTGTTCGTCGGGTTCATCGTGAACTACGAATACAATTTTGCGCTGGGCGGCACCAACACGGTCACCGTGTTCTGCGTGGATAACCTGTACCGGTTGGCGCAAACCTTTTTGACGGCGCACAACCCCACCAAGGAGCTCACGGGCGCACGGGTCGCAGCGATCCTTGACCGTGCCGAGGTTGCCTATCCGACGGGTGTTGCACGGAGCATCGCGACCGGCACTGTGGAACTGGGCGGCGGCAGTACCTATGCGATCGCCGAAGGAACCAACGTCAAGGCATACTTCGACGAGATCACCTATTCCGCGGAACGCGGCCGGATCTTTGTGGACCGTGAGGGTGTGCTGGTGTCACAGAACCGGATCGGGGTGGTGCTGTCTAATCCGGTAGCTGTGTTCTCTGACACGAACCCTGCGGACATCCCATATCGGGCATTGGGTATTACGTTTGCTGCGGAGGACATCGTGAACAGGGTGGCTGTTACTCCGGCTGGCGGCAGCCAACAGGTGGCCGAGGATCTGGCGTCGCAAGCCCAATATTTCATCAAAGCGCTTTACATTGACGGCAGCCTGCTGCACGACAACACGGCAGCCCTCGACCTGGCGGACTATCTGCTGTTCCCAGAACCTGACTACCGGTTTGACCATCTGGAAACGTTTTACGGGAGTCTGACTGCTGCCGAACGGGACAAGGTTGCCATCATCGAGGTGGGCGACGCAGTACAGATTGAGAAGCAAATCATTATCGGTGGCACGCCGACTAGCCGGTCTCAGGAAATGTCGGTTGAGGGCATCGAGCAT